CTGTTTTAGTTCCATCAAGATTTGGGTTGTATATTTTTCTTCCTTTTACTAATGCTTGTACTTTTGGTATTCTGCTAAAAGCATCTCTATTCCATTTAAATTTAAAAGCAATATATGCCAAACCTCTCAACCTGTGATTTGAAGTCCAACTTGTTAAAGGTGTGAGTAATGCTGAAGCAGCTTGATCTTCAGTTCCATAATGACATCTTACAGTAATTAAACTTTCAGCACTTGACCCATCAACAGCAGGATCAGCTTTAAAAAAGTTTGCGTCACTGCTTCCAACTGTTCTTTCTGTATTATCTGATAATGCACCAGAAAAAGTCACTTCATTTTCATTTACAAATATTTTTTCAACACTTGTTATTTCGCCCTCACATAATACTAAAGCCAAATATAAAAATTCATTATCAGTTCCACTTGACTCAAGAAATACAATGTTTCCTCCAATCTTCCTTGTTCCATAAATAACAGGGATATGTGCATTTGATATTCTTTTATTAACCAATATGCCTTGATTTTGTAAATCTTGTATCTGTTGACTATAATCTGGTATGTCAGGACTAAGAGTTGTTGGTAATCCCAATAACTCTAAACCTGCATCAAGAACATCATTTGTAAAGTCTAGTGCCTCGTCAACTCCATCTTTTATTGCTTCTGATACAGGGTCTCCACACATTATAAACCATACCCATAAGTTTCGCCAATTTTTCTAAATCCATTTATTTCAAAAAATTTATTTCTTTTTTCTATTTCTTTACCATCTCTTGGATTGAGAATACACGGTATCATTTTTCTGTCAGCAATATCTTTAAATTCATTTAAAAGCATAGTTGCTGTTTCAACTGTTCTATGTTCTTTGTCAATCCAAAAACCCATTTCAGATAAATATTCACTCTCTGAAAAAACCCATTTGATAATCATACCTGCAACTGCTCCAACCACTTTTTTATCTTTTATCAGACATAAAGCAGTTTCATCTTTTATCATTTGCATTGCAACTCTTGTAGATTTTGGAATATCCATATTTGGAAAAGCAATCAATGCTTGTTCACACATTTGTTGTGTAAATCTTTGTAAGTCTTTTATGTGTGCGTTTTCTGCTTTTACAACTTTATAATTTGTCATTGTTGACCCCACTCTATATCCTGTATTGTTATTGCTGAAAATTCCATACCCTTATCACTTGAGAAAAATCTTCTTTGAGAATTGTCTGCTGTTGTTCTACCACTCATTTTGTCAAATGACCCCCAATGCGAAGTGACATTCAAATGCAATGTTGCAGAGGTTGTGTTATCTCCTATTTTTACATCGTCTATTGTTCCATAATATAACAAAAAAGGGTCTGCAATAACTGCGTTAGAACTGTCCAAATAGCCTTGATAAATTCTTACAATATCGCCTGTGACACTCGTATTCAAAACGATTGAAACATAAGTCTGATCCACACCTGATAAACTTATTTGCAGTGTATTCTTAGATGGTGTACTTGTTTCTGAAACAGAAGATATACTTAATAAATGACCTGATGCAGTATATGTTCTCGAAGTTCCACTTATGCTTGAAGTTAAATCAAAAGAATTATTGGTTAAATATATTGGTGTTGGAAAACCTATTTCTAAAAGCAATATAGGTCTAATATTTTTCGTTGCTAATTCATTTTTAACTGCGGTGGTTAATCCTCTCGCCATTATAAACTCTCTTCAACATCAATCTCGTAGGTAAATAAAATGCTTCCATCTGCTGCAATATTGTTTGATGTAAATTCTTGAACATCATTTTTTAAATAAACAGTAAATGGAACAGAGTCATATATTACTGCTTCATTGTCTGATAATGTTTCAACTAACGGAGGCTCAATCGTCACAGTAGCTGCATTGCTTGAGGAAGTCACATCTTCAACAACCATATACACTTTTGAATGTGCATTGAATTTTATAAAGTCTCCTGCTTTAAATCTTCCTGCTCCATCTGCTGCAAAAGCATCCATTGCAATAGTAGTATCTCCAACTGAGTGAGCACCATTTACTAAAACAGAGCCTGTTTCATTTCCTTGTGCATTAAGATAACTTGGAAAAGTGATAGTAAAATCTTCTTTTGGGCCTCTTTGTTTTATGATAAAGGCTTGTACTGCTGCAAAGTCAGACCTTTTAATGTTTGGATATGTAAGTGTAAATGTCCATCTCTGACCGTCAACTTGTCTTCTAAAAGTTTTTCCTGATGCAGTTTTTGATATTAATGTCTTAATATCACTTTTAATATTAATTGCTTGGAAACCTACATTTGGCAATGCTCCACTCATACTAAGTTTGCTCTTCCTTTCTCATTAACTGCTGAATTAATCATATTAACAATCATACCTCTACTGTTGCTCAATAATTCGTTAAACCCTTTTGCACTTACAGTGTTAATGTTGAAATTTACCACTGTTGACCCTTGAGGCATTTGATGATTTGGTGTCACTGTTCCTGCTGTTGCAGGTGTAAATAATTCTGGCCCTTTTTCTCCAACTAAAAACGGACTACCTGCTTGTCTTGCACCACCAAATTGAGCAGGAGGTTGTTGGGATGCTATCGTTGCAACTTGTATTGCACCAAATGCACCAATCGCAATAGCAAGAGGTATGTTGCCTAATCCTAATGCAGCAGTCACACCTTTTGCAGTATTCATTATCGCTTCGCCAATATTCAATGCTTGGTTAAGTCTGAACATTTCTTTATTAATTTTTGCTCCCTCTTGAAGTGCAAATCTTCCCATCTTCACTGTATCTTTTGCAGTGACTTCGTTCATATCCATTTCAGCAAATTTACCTTGCTTGAATAAATCTAAGTTCTTTGCACGGATTGCTTGTATCTCTGCTTCTTTTTGTTTAAATGCTTCAACTTCCTTATTGAATGCTTCTTCCATTATCAGGAATTGATTATCTCTATATTCTTTTTCGAGTTCAGTCTTTGTGTTCAGTAATTCTTGGAATAGAGCAAGTTCTTGATCCGTTGCCTCTCTTCCTTTACCTTGTTGAAATTCATCTTTAATTGTTTGAATATCGTTTAATTGTTTTTCAATTAATGCTTTTTCCTTTTCAAATTTTTCAAATAATAATGTCTCTTCAGTTTTAAATCTGTCTTGAATTGCTTTTATGCCTTTTCCCTTTGTGACTTCTTCAGGGTCTTTTAAAGGGATACTCATTCTTAAAGCATTTACCCTTGCCAATTCTTGTGCTGTTAAAGCAATCTCATCATTTTCTTTTTTTCGTAATGCGATTGCTTCTTGAATTTTTACAAGTCCCTCTTGTGCATCTTTAAGATGGATTTGAGCACCTCTTTTTGCTTGTCCTCTTGCCTCTGCAAGTACCTGTTCTCTCTCTGCGATTAACTTTATTTGATTTTCTAATTGTTGGGCTAAAGTATCATTATCTAGTCCTGCAAGACTTTCTAAAGTTATTTTTGTTTGTTTAAGTCTGTCATTAAGAGTGACTACTGCTGCAATCGCTAAAGAGATAGCACCAAACAGTAGGTTTGCTTTCATTGCTGTTGTTAAAGCAACAGTTGCATTCCGCATTTGTATTATTCCGACTGCAATACCAGAAAATACACTAGCAACTTTTAAGCCTATTATTGCTACAAATAACCCTTTAACTAAATGCAAATTGTTTTTAAAAAATACAATCCCATCTGAAGCAGTCCTCACTGCATTTGCCAAACCTTGACCAATTCTCTTTGCAAGTCTTTCAGTAGCCTCTTCATTTTCTGCAAAAAATTGATTTAGACTTCCAAACTGTGCTTTAAGTTCTACAAAAAATGCTTCATTGATTTGGTTTTTGAAAGTAAATAATTTATCGCCCAACATTGAGAGAGTACCCTCAAAAGTTTCTGCAAGTGCTTGAGTAGTTCCTGCAAACTCTCCATTTCCTGCAAACACTCTGTTGAATGCAGCTATTGTTTCTTCTGCTGATACTTTTGCACCTGCTGAGAAACCCAACATATTTCTAACACCTTTTTCTCTAAATATGTCAGCACTTGCAATACCTCCTGCAAACGATCTTTGTATTTGACTAGCGGTAGTTTCAAAATCTAATCCTGTTGCCGCAGCAACATTTCCTGTAATTTCTAAAATATTTTCTAATTGTTTTGCATCTTTTGCAACAACCGCAAGATTACCTGATGCTCTAGATATTTCTTCCAAACTAAATGGAACTTTACCTGCAAACTTAGCAAGAGCATCAAAAGCCTTTGAGCCCTCTTGTGCTGATCCAAATAAAAACTTAAATCTTACTCTAAGACTTTCTACTTCTTTTCCTGTTTGGACTAAACTTCTAACAACTAAACCTGCACCAAGTCCTGCAAAAGCAGTTTTTAAATTAAAAA